TACGTTCCCCATTTCATATCCGGCCAAATTTGATCAATAAAAATTAAGTTATCGGCTTCGTTAAGCTCAAAATAACCTGTTTGGAAAGACGACAACATGGCAGTAGTTTGATTGCCATTAGCCGCATCGTTGCCTACCTCGTGCTGATATAAGTAATTATCAGACCCAGCACCAATAGGAGGCCCAAGGACAGATTGATCAATCCAAGCAGTACGACCCAAAGTCCCAAAATCCCACTGCTGGAGAACCGTATTGTATTTAACATAGCTATCATTCTCGGTGGATGATGCGGATGGATAGTACCATGTAATTTCGTTGAACTGACTGTTTACGCCACAAGCAACCTTATAAAGATACGATGTATTGATATTTTGAAAAATCACGTCCCAGACAGGGCATGGAATAGATTGAGGCCCAGACCCCATGCTCATAAAAAATTGTTTCTGCGACATCCAATAGATAGCGCCGTTCAACTGACCTGTGCAGTGCCTTGATATTGCGCCGCAGTTTGATCCAATTTTGTTGAACCCGTAAACGAACGGAGGCCCGATGTATTGCATCGCCCAAAGGTCCAAATCCGTCCATAAAAGACCTTGTTGTGGCCCTTGAATACCCGCAACTATCTTAGAACCCGTTGGGATGCGATAAGACCCTGCCTGATTTGTCGGTGTTGCATTCCATTGAGTAAAGTCCCCAATGTCAGACCAACGGATAAGGAGAGGATCCGGCGATAGCGTAAACGACGATCCATAAGCAATAACTTGGCGCTCAGGCATTGCCACAAAAATACCGCTGTTAACGAGGGGAGCATTGCCGCCAACAATTTGAGCTGTTTGAAGTTGCCCACTTGGATCCCAATAATAAATTGCTCCTCCGGCTGGACAGGCAATAAGATCTTGTCCAAAGTTATCGAGCGTCCAGTCAGTTGTTGTAATTGGCGTACCGGGTACACTGGGTTGTGTTGTGCCGACGCCGAAGCCGCCTGTTCCATAACCGCCAACGCCAAAACCTGTACCTGCGGGCTGTGGGCCTAAGGCAATATAAAACGTCGATTGAATTTTACCGTTATTAATATATGCACTTGCGCCGGAAGTGGCAGTATTTTGCGCCGAAAAAGTAAATACGCTTGTCGATGTAACGGAAGAAACCGTATAAAGCCCCGATAACGTAATACCACCAACCGCTGTTGGTACACCAATATAGAATTGATTTCCAACGCCGTATCCATGATTGGCTAATGTAACCGTTACAATTTGAGACCCAGATGTTGTGGTAAAATAATAAGAAACGCCAGGGGTATAAGGCGAAGCAAAAGCATTATTGGATGCAAGAATTGAGTAATTAGCGCCGTATTGGATAGTGCCAGAAACCGTTTGCGAGCCCGTAGCCGTGCTTGCAAAAGACACAGACGTTGTGGATGATGCCGTAACAACCCAATTACCGTTATAAGCGGATGGCGTGACGCCGTTTATTGAAATGATTGATCCCACAGGTGGCGCAGCGGATTGCGCCGGAAACGTAATTGTTGCCGTAGTTCCCGTTCCGCTAGCAGTGCTTGTCGCAGCAGTTACAGCAACGGAAGACGAATAAACAGGATAAGGCCCGTTTAAAATCAAGCCACCAACTGCAACGGGCGTGACATAATCAACGTAATCTAATGTTGACGCGATGAGGCCGTAATCAACGACTTGAATGACGTTTGATCCGTTGGTTGCAGTGAAATTAGGCGTTGAATTGGTAACGGTAGTTTGGGGCGTAATGTTGATTAAGTTTCCGCCAGTTAACACATCCAAAGAAGATTCAGCGCCAATGCCAAGATGATTAATAGCATTAAGATCGGCCCAACCTTTAAGAGCGCGGATTTTTGAATTTATAGCTGAAGTATAATAAGCAATCCAACCGCCAAGTTTTTGTGCCAAACCATAACCGTTTCGTTCAGGCAAAAACCGAACAAGCTGAGACGATGAATATGCCGCCTCATTCAACGCAGGGGTTGTGTTTGTTTCGACGCCTGGTTTTAATTTAATCGTGTTATGGGGCATAACTATCCCCTATTTGGCGTAGCAGCCGGCGCTGGCGAATAAGACGACCATGCCGAAGCTTCAAATTTTTTCCTATTTTCTTCAATTAGGGCGCTTGTTTTTAGCACCTGATATTGATTTTCATAACTTTGGGCCATTTGCGGATCATCATTCATCCGGCCAAAGTTTCTTTGATAAGCTGAAATATAAATCATAGATGCCATAATCATTATGTCCGGCAAATATGTAGAAATAAACGTAGTTGTATTGGTGGCAGATAAGGGGGCGGATCGAACAGTTCCTGTAAGGCGAACAGAATAGTTTGAATCCGGTATGGGCCCAACAATCATATTTTGAGACGTGAGTCCGGTAGTGGCCGAATCGCCACCATAAACAGCAAAATATTGAGGAAGTCCCGTAGTAGACCCTGTGCCATAGACATTTTGAATGTATTCTTTTGTTACTGGCAAAAGAGCAGAAGAATTGCCAGATCCGTCAATAACTTCAAATGTTTCCATAACCACAAAAGAAGATGTCGGGATCGTCAAAGTTCCATTACCTGACGTAAAAGAATAAGACGAGTTGCTGATTTGGGTCGACAGGAAGTCAAGGTCACGCTGCATCCTCAGTTCGGCGTAAGAAATCATCTGAGGCAAAATGATTTGATAGTTGGTGTCCGTTGTCGGAACCACCGCCATTGTCGCTATCTGCTGGACGTAGGTATTATAATCCATGACTATCCAACCATGTTAAACGCGGTTTGCTCTACTTCTGACACACGACGTGACCAGCCTTTGCCAAACGTACCATAAGTTGGCAAGGATTGTAAGAAGGCTAGTCGGGCTTCGCAGACTGCCGTAGCAACATCGCGAGGGTTTGCCGCTTCAAGAGCGCGTAACGTGGCGGGGCCGATTTGTCCGTCGATGGGAGTAACACCAAGTACCGACTGAAGGGCTTTTGCGGCGCGGGACGGCCCCGAATTGATGGCATAATCGAAGACGGCATAATCCACGCCTTCCGGCAGATTGTCGCCCTTTACTGTATCCCAATACTTAGCTTTGTACAAAGGCATGACGTCGTTGGGTGTCAGAGCCTTGATATCGTCCTTGGTCACGGGATGACCAACCCAAGCCTCCCAAGTTGCCTTGGTGCAGCCAAGATTGGTCGCACCGCCGGGGTCGGCAGTATTATCGACGTAACCACCCTCATTGCGAAGGACGAGGGCAAAGCATTGGGGGAAATTAGACACGGCCATTTTATTTCCCCAAAGAAGCGGTTAGCGCATCTGTTTTGGCTTTTGAGCCTGCGCTGCTGCCAAAATAAAAAGCCATAACACCCGTCCAAGCTGATCCAAGCGTACCAATAAGCATGAGAAGAGCTTCGCCGCCTGTCGTCGGAAGACCAAAAGCGAGAATATACGCAATTATCCCAAAGAAACCTAGGGTTACGCCAACTGCTAAAACGCGAGGTATCCAATCATGCGTTGCAATAGCCATATTACGGGCCGAATCACGATCACCTGCCGCAATTCGTTCAAGATCAATATCCAATGACTTCATTTGAGTTTTAAAGTCAGCGTCAATTTTTTTAAGCGCCGCCAACTGATCGCCATTTGGATTGGAAAGAGCGGACATAATATCATCTTCCGAACCATTTTCATGGCCGAATAAAGCGCCAGAGATAGCTTTGACCGCCATGCCAGCCACTGGTCCGCCCAAAGCCGTGGCAATAGTAGGAGCAATTGAACCCAAAAGTGGGCCAAATGTTTTAAGAATGTCCATTTATTTTCCCTTTTCCAGAAGAGTTAACCGTTTATCCAATTCTGCCCGTGCAAGAGCCGCAGCCTTTTCTATCGCGTCCATTTTATCCCCCAACGATTCGCCCAATTTTTGTATGGCAAGCGTTAAATCAGCCCTAATCAATGCTCTGGCGGCAGCGGCATCAGCCGTCATTTCCAACCGAACCTTATTACTTTCGGACAATTGGCGCTCACGGTCTAATGTCATGTTGGCACGGGCAAGAGCCGCATCGCGTTCAACTTGGTCAATTCTTATGCTAAGTTTTTCGCGTATTTCTGCCATTTCAATCGTTGTGCCTTGAGTTGGAATAGCCTTGTTTTCGCTATTAACCACCACTGCTATCTTAGATTTTAGTTGTATAATTTCGTTGTTCGCGTTGGAAAGCGAGTTCATCAAATACACAACGCAAGAAAACAAGATTGGCACACCAGCAAACACGATTTTTTCAACCAATGCGCCCTTGGACGCACTAGCTGCCATTTCCTGTTCTAATTTGTGTTGCTGTTCTTCAATCTTTTCCATGTTACTTTGCCGTTAATGTTAGAACGATACCAATCAAAGCAATTCCCAAGACCAGAAAGCCAACAATGCTTGCGATCATAATAGCATCCTTGCGATTCTCTTCTTGTTCTTTCAATTTTGCTGCAGCTTCCCTCGCCGCTTCTTTCCGCATTTCAATTACTTGCCGTTGTATGCCTTCCCATGCTGCTTTCCCATATTGGGAAACAAACAAGTTTTTAACTTGAAGCTGCATATCAATGGCTTTAGCCTTGACGGCGTATATTTTGACCGCCTCGGCTTCAAACTCAGCTTGCGATTGAAACAGTTTTTTCTTACGAGGCGTAGAAGCTATCGTAACAATTTGGCCAACTTTGCCAAAGAGGTTGCTTACCTTTTCGGCGGTCGCCATCATATCCTGCCCTGCATCGACGGCGGATTTGATCGAATTGTAGATCGCAGTCGCGCCGGCGATGAGGGTGAATGGATCCATATTATTCCGTTGGGGCTTCTTCTGCAGGAGGAGCTACTGGAGCTGGCGGAACGGCAGATTCAATCTGAGGCTTGGCTTGGCCATGAAGTAATTGGATCAAATCCGCTACTTCTGCATAAACACCAGCGCCGAGATGTTTTAAAACGGTGTTAACGTGAGCAACCGTTAGCTTGAGATCAAGTTCAAGATTTTCCATGATTCCCTCTTAGTTGAATGGCGGTGATTGCGTTTGAATCACCGGTTGCGACAATACACTGATTTGTTGAGAAATTCCACTTTCCACGCCAATTATACTTATACTTTGCGCCACCCACGCATACGCCATCGCTTGTGTGATGTCAGCATACGGCACAAATTCAGCGGGGTTAGGCGACCCTAATTGAACTGTGCCAGACATGGATGACGTATATGTGCCGTCAGTCCCCGTGCAAACCCAGTTGATTGCCGTAACCACATTGGTCAGGCCATCAGATGTTGGATTGACAATGAATTGGGGAAACGTCCAAGTAAAATTCATCAGCGTAATTCAACCCACTGTTGAAGACCCGCGCCGCCTGTTCCTGTAACAATATAATAATGCCCATTTGGAACAACAAAAGTTCCCGTGCAATAAGTACCGCCACCACTATTTGCATCTTGCCCAATTAAAAATGAAGTACCATTAACATTGGCGCTTAAGGTTTGATAATTACCAGCTGACGAGAAAACCGAAACAATAACCATAATTGGACTACCAGTCGAATTTGTATATGTTGAACCAAGAGCACGGGAAACATTTTGCCATGATTGATTAATGCCAAGACCATATACAGGTGATGTGTTTGTAATAGTCACAGCGCCCTGATTAGCAGAAACACTAATCCCAGAACCCGCCGCTACAGAAGTTACAAGACCACCAGAAAAAGACGTCGCATTAACAGAGCTTGCATTTATTGCACTTGCGTTAGTGGTAGTTGCATTAAGGTTTAAAACGCCATTGGTGGATGAAATAGATGACCACTGTGCATTAACTGCATTATTTGTAAATTGAATAAGACCTGCTGTATCTCCTGAACCAGCAACAACCCTAACACCATAACCTTGACCCGCTATTGTTGTACCCTGAACGCCGCTACTAAAATAGCCAAACGTGGCAGATACGCTACCCCCAGATAAGTTGGTCGCGTTGGTAGCATTTGTTGCGTTTGTAGCGTTTGTGGCATTTGTCGCAGTTGCAGCGTTACCACCGATGTTTAATGACGAAGCCGTTCCGGTTAAGCCAGTTCCTGCCCCCGAATAGGATGTAGCAGTCACAGTTCCATTAACCGTCAAAAGAGTGCTTGGCGAAGTCGTACCAATACCTACATTCCCCGATTGGGTCGCCAAATACGTGTTGCCTAGCACCGTCAACGTAGAAAAATTATTAGTCAAACCATCATCGGTATAACGAATGTTTGTGCCATCAGAATAGATGGATACATTGTAACTTTGTGGAGCAACAACACTCGTTCCGCCACCACCAGACGTAATGTACACGTTTGATGTACCTGTGCAGGTATTGTATACAATCCAACGACCGCCAATACCTGCCGGAATTTGAAGATACTGATTGGCGGACAAGGCACCCGTTAAAAGAATACGCATAGATTGCGTTTGACCAAGAGATCCCGACGATGCGGGTCCGGTCAAC